GTATCCGTAAGTGGGAACTTTGTATATTTGACCAGCGCAGTTGTAATACAAGTATTCTTTAGTTGTAGAAACATACATGACATTATTCGAATGTAAATCGTTGTGAGTGAAACCAAAAGTTCTTTGTGCGAACGCCAAAGCAAAAATGACTTGAGATAACCACGCAAGATGTTTCAAAGGATTTGGATTCTCTGCGCAAAGTTCATGGAAGGTTCCTTCGCATTTTTCCATGACAGTGATTTGAACAGGAACGTTAGAGAATGATGCCCAAGCGAAAGGTTCATCATCTTCATCTTCGTCTTCATCGTCTTCATCTTCTTCGCAATCACATGAACGGACACCAAAAATATAAGAAGTGGATACAGAAGAACTATCTGATCCGTCATCATCGTCTTCTTCTTCGTCTTTCATGGTAATAGAGTTCATTTCAGCGGGTTCTACTGTTGTAGATTCAACACCTTCAAGTTCTTCTACATCTCCTAAATCTGCGTTTTCTCCAAGAAGCAAAGAAGTTCGGTCTCCACGAGTATGACGAAAATCTCCAGAAAAATGAACACCTTCTGCTAATTTGATTTCAAATGTCTTGCCGATATTTTGACTGAACCATGATCGTTCACATAAATCTCCGTAATCATCGGAAATATCGATGGTGTGTTTTTCGGACATTCCTGTATAAACACCATAAACTTTAGGGAAGTGTGGGTTTCCAGATTGAGATAAAACTACAGATAAGAGGGCACCGACATAGGCAGCGTTATTCGAATCCTGAATCTTGCGTTGTATTTCTTGTGCTTCTTCTTCGGAAGTAGGAAGACCCAAGTAAGTTCCGTAGTCTCCTTGCATCCACATATATGGACTCAAAAGCATGGTGATTTTCTTGTGGACTTCGACAGAAGTGCCCTTGGTGGTGCGGATAGTATCGGCGTCCACGATGGAAGAAATACCTTCGTTTAATCTGAATCCAAATTCTTTGGGTGAATCAAGAACTTCAGTTTTGAATAATCGTTCAATAGGAGGAAAAAAAGGTTGGATATGTTGGATACCCCAAGTCTGTTCTGATTTCAAAGACTTCAAATCGGTGTATCGTTGTAAAGAGAGGGCGACGGAGTTTGTCCTTAGGTCGCTGGACGACGATTTTGTGCGCTTGACCATATTATACTCCCATGTTAAACATAAACTAAAAACTTCACGCACTCAAGACAAGATGAACTTTAATATCAAGAAGTTCAATATTGACATGCTGAAAGACAGATGTGAAATTGATTCACGAAAGTCGCCTATGATTGTTGTTATAGGTAAGAAGGATACCGGAAAATCTTTCTTGGTTCGCGATATTCTCTACAATACCCAACGTTGTTTCCCTATTGGAACCGTTATTTCTGCTACTGAGGTCGCCAACGAGTTCTTTCAGCACATGGTTCCTTCCAAACTGATACACGATAAATACCAACCTCCTATCGTAATGAATGTTATTAAGCGTCAATTAGGTATTAAAACAGCAAGAAACGAAGAGAAGAAGAGAAGTGGAGGTAATTCTCATATAGATCCTCGTGCGTTCTTGATTTTGGACGATTGTTTGTATGATGGTTCATGGATCAAAGAGGAATCAACTCGTTACGTATTTATGAACGGACGTCACATTGATTTGATGACAATTATCACTATGCAGTATCCTTTAGGTATTACACCAAATTTACGAACGAACGTAGACTTTATATTTATTTTGCGCGAGACTATCTTGGGAAACCGCAGAAGAATATACGAGAACTACGCAGGTATGTTTCCAACCTTTGAAATGTTCTGTCAGTTCATGGATCAATGTACGGAAAATTACGAGTGTTTAGTTATTTGTAACGGGGTTTCGTCAAACAAATTAGAAGATCAGGTGTTTTGGTATAAAGCATCAGATCATCCAGAGTTTCATTTATGCGACGATAGTTTATGGGTGGACAACAAACCTTTCTCAAGCACGATGTTGGCCCAAGACGAATATAACGCAGACACATTAAGAAAAAAGAGTAATTCTCCTTGGGTTCACGTCAAGCAACAAGGCAAGTAAAAAATACATTCGTTAAAATAATATGGCAAAGACCAGAAAAATACACGGACGTGGGTTGTTCGATTCGTTTGGAAAACCCAAAGAACTAAAACCTGAATTGAAAGCAAAAGGACTTGCGTATTTAGCAAGCATAAACAAGGAGGCAGATAAACTTGTTGAACAAACTAGAGCAAAGATTGCGGCAGAAGACGCAGCAAAGGCAAGTAGTAAGGCTGTAGTAGATAGTTTACAAGCAAGATTAGATGCTCTTCGCAGACCAAAAGGAGGACGTAAAACACATCGTCGTAAATCACGAAAGCATCGCAAATAAATTAAGCAAATAGAACAAATGTCTAAAAGGTGTCCTCCGGGAACTTATGATAAAACACCAGAAGCACCATATCCTTCGTGTTTAAGACCATCTACAACAGAGTTCGGCGGTAAGACTCGTCGTCGTAAACATCGCAAATCAAAAAAGAGTCGTAAAACTAAAAAGCGTTTATAAATCACGAACTGCTCCTTCAGAAGGATGTACTGCGTCTTCAATGGCACGCGATACGTCGTTCATATCAGCTAAACCAGCATCAGCCTTAGCATCTTCAAGTGCTTTACGTCTGCGTTCTTCGTTTTCCTTCTTTTGGGCTTCAATACGTTGAGCCTTTTCTTCTTCGAAAAAGATTTCGCGATTGACTTCGTTTTCTTTGTATTTTCTCATCATTTCGTTGAGTTCCTTTTCGGCATATTCAACTTCGGGCATCATGTTTTCAGATGGGTCCCAAGGAAGCCAGGCACCGACTTTACCAATGTATAAGTTATCGTTAGGGTAACGACGTTGCATTACACGAGCAAAGGTTTGGGTTTCTTCCAAGTTGGAAAAGACACGACGAACTTTTACACCACGAACATTGGTTTGAAATTCAACTTTTTCGTTGAACTCATTTTCTAAGTCCTTTTCGTTCTTGAGTAAGAAGACTTGGTATTGTTCATGAATATCGGTCTTCTTGATTTCTTCATTGTGGACTTTCTTGAATTCTTCCAAATCCTTGAATAAGTCATCAACTTTAACTGAATACTTTTTGGAAAGAAAGGCAAGAAAGTGTTCCATACCTTTGATTTTCCAGTCGTATTCTAACCATTCAACAAACTTTTCGTTGTAGAATTCATTCTTTTGTTTGATCACTTTTTCAGGTGAAATAAAAGAGATGATACAGTAACGTTGGGTTGGTATTTCTGGATCTTCTTCCAAATAATCAATGGTAGTTCCAGTTTCATCTTTGACGGGGAGAGTTTCGCGAGGCATTTGATTACTAAAAGAGGGCAATGTTAAAGTCTTTAAAATAACGAACTAGACTTTAGTATTGGGTTTACATTTTCCGATACCGAGAGTTTGTTGCATCATGATCGGGGCCGGGCATCCTTTACAAGGACATTTTTGGTGGTCAAATCCTATGATGTGTCCCATTTCATGCGAGACCATATACTGACGGTATTCATCCAATGGTAATTTACTTTTAGCGGCGCCGTGGAACCATCGTTCAGCGTTCAACCATATACGTCGTCCCCCCATTTCGGCACACGATAAGTTAGACATTCCACACATAGAACCAATAGTAGATTCTGACGATAAACGGATAAGAACGTCTTCATTTTGAGCGACAGGTTCAAAAAAGTATCCTCTCTTGATCCATCCATCTGGATCGTTCAAGTAGGTCATGACGTAAAATTCAATTTGAGAAGGATTAACAATTGAGTATTTTCTTTTTACATCATCATCTACAACGACTTTGACTCTCATTGCTTTTTACAAAAATGGTTTTTTTCTCTGCTCCTAACTATAAAAAATGCCAGAACAAAAGTCTGTCCCTCAACCAATGGGCGTTGATTTCAGCGACCTCGTTACTCGCGCAATTAAATATGCTTTTGAAGGTTTAGCCGTAGCCATCGCTGCCTACCTCTTACCAGGCAAGGGACTCAAACTCTCCGAAATCGGAATGATTGCCCTCGTTGCCTTAGCCACCTTCGCCATTCTTGATATCTATGCCCCATCTGTAGGTTCATCTGCCCGTACTGGTGCCGGTTTCGGTATTGGGGCTCATCTTGTTGGCTTCCCATAGTCATTTAAACATAAGAAAAATAGGTAATAAATAGGTAATAAATGTCAAGAAGAAAAAAGAACATGTCTAGTGCCGAATTTGATGAATGGTTCCAGACACGTTTAGAGCACCGAGAGAATGGGTGTATGGTATGGTTAGGACAAACTCTTGCTAAAGGATACGGACACGTTAGAGGAGTCGATAGTAAAAAGGTATTAACTCACCGATACGCATTAGCAATAAAACTTGGACGTCCGATTGGAGAGAATATGTGTGCCCTTCATACTTGCGATAACCCTCCTTGCTGTAATCCTGACCATCTGCGAGAAGGAACAAACCAAGATAATGTAGATGATAAGATGGCGAAAGGTCGTGAGGCACGAGTCCAAGGTGAAAAACATGGATGTTCTAAACTTACAGAAGCACTAGTTCGTGAAATCAGGGAACAAAAAGGCAAGTTGTCTCAGCGAAAGCTCGCATCAAAATATGGTGTTTCAAGAGCACTTATATTCAAAATTTTGGTGAGAGAACTATGGAGCCACATTGATTAGAATACTTTAATCAAAACAGTCGGATAGACTATTCATAATACTTGAAGTTGAAGTATAACCAAATTGAACCCGTTCAAGAACACACATTCGTAATGATTCGTGTTCTTGGTCGGAATTTATTTCAACTAAAAGTCCACATTCTGGACTTGAACGTAACGTAATTTTTATTACTTTCCATTCGGTTTTATCGTCCATAATATCCACAATTAATTCGTCATATGATTCTTTGAATTCGTTAATAGCATTATAAAAGTCTTTCATTTTGTCTATGACGTTAGAAGTATTCCCATTAAGATTTCCGTTTTTAGTCATTTTAATTAAGACAGACTATAGAAGGTAATGTATCTTAAAAAGAAAATTCCAAAAGCGCTCAGAGAGCAAGTATGGGTTTTCAATTTCGGAAAAGTGTTTTCTGCGAAATGTTTTACTCCTTGGTGTCAAAACATCATTACGGTGTTTGATTTCCAATGTGGTCACGATGTTCCTGAATCAAAAGGAGGACCTACACATTTATCGAACTTAATTCCTATTTGTTCAAGATGTAACATGTCTATGGGAAACACGTTCACATTCAGACAATGGGCTGAGCAAGGAACAGACCAAAAACGAAATAATTGGTTTTCACCTTCTTGCTGTCATAACATACAATGTATCCATCCGTCAGATACGAAGGAAAATGGTATAAAATCCAACCCAAAAGATACGAGCCTGAAAGTCAAACATTTAAAATAGCATGGATGATGATACGTAACCCTGCTCTCACTTCCGAACAAGCATACCGATTATATTTTCAGGAACAGCGTGAAGATGTAAAAGTTTTATACCCTTCATTTAGAAAGGAAGAAAATGGCAGTTAGTTATTGGTCCATTGCGACAGCATTTATCGTAGCTGTATTGGTAGTACTTGTTTTTATTTTGACTTATTACCTTGTTACCGGAGTCTTACCTGGATCTAGAATGATTTTGCTTCCACCAGATACACCACTTCCATCGAGCGATACAATTTCTGCTCCAACGGTTCCTTCTTTAGATTATCAGGCTCCAGATGTTTCTTCTTGGTTAAGTATTTTTACACCTGCTCCTACCGTTGCCGATTCACCCAAGAGTCCTCCTTTAGCAGATAACGGATTAGGAGACCAACAAGCAAAGTTTATTTATTTTTACGCTACATGGTGTCCATGGTCAAAAAAGGCACAAGAACCTTGGTCATCTTTCAAACAGTTGGTTAAAAATAAAAAACTCGTTTACGGAAATTACAAAATATCATTTGAAGAAGTGAATGGAGATTCAGATAAAGGAAAGGCAGCTCTTTACAACATAACTGCCTTCCCAACATTCAAACTTGAAACAAAAGATAAGTTATACGAAATGAAAGGAACTCCGGCAGTAGTAACGTTCCAACAATTCTTAACTACAATTCTTGGACCTGAGAAATCTACGAACGGAAGCGCCTGAACTTTTTAAAATATCTTCGACATCAAATTCTTCAATGTTGGACATACTTCGAAGTTTAGGATACGAAAGACAAACTGTACAATCCCGCTTTACTTGATCATGAAAATTCTTGACAAGTAAACTATGGATATCGTGAATGTAAGTTAATGGAGACATCGTGTCTAGAGTTTTAGGAGTGAATTTAGTATCAGTAACCGTTTGTTTGAGGGAAATACAGAGAACG